TTCTCGGCGAAACATTGATTACATATGATTTATTGAAACAATGAGATAAAAATCAAAGATTTTTATCTCATTATTAAGCCGAGAAATAAATCTTCGATTTATTTCTCGGCGAAACATTTCTAACATATAAATTTATTAAATATTGTTTTTAAATACATGATTGGGATAAATCGAAGATTTATCGCAATCTTTAGACAGAAAATCAAAGATTTTCTGTCGTTCTAAATAAAAATTATAAAATGAATACGGTAAAATAGGGATAAAAAATATTTATCGAAGATAAATATTTTTTTATTTTTTATGAAATTTTGGATAATTTTCCTGAAAATGAGTGTATATATACTACATAAATTTTGAATAATGTATTATTACATTCAATTTAATAAATATTTATTTAAATAAATCAAATAAAAATTGAATGTTTATTATATTGTTACTATTTTTTATTATGATACCATAAGTTTTTATTATTGTATATTTTTTTCAATTCAAAATGATGGATGATTTAATTAATAATGATCAAGATTATATTGATTTATATTTAAAAGAATTATCTCTATCATCTCAAGAAGATAGTTTATTATATCTTACATTATATTGTAATTTTTGTAATAAACATGTAAAACAAATACATATGATACCTTCATTTTTCGAAAGACCTAATCGAGGTTTATGTATTAAAGGTGTAAAATATTGTAAAGATTGTATTAATAAAGGAATTCTTTGTAATTTAGGTAATTTATATAATTCTTGTGCTTCACCAGAAGAATTATATTTTAATAAGATTTCCATTATTAAAAGATCAAATGGAAAATATTCATTAACATATATTAATGGTTTCATTCTTGAAGATAATAAATTATTATTATCATGTAAATTTATTCCAGATCTAATGTTTGATGATTTAGATTATGCTAAGAAAGCATTAAATAATGAACTAAATGACATGATATTAAATACTTTTCCATATATACAGAAACATTTTCCTAATAAAAATAATATTAATAATATTATAACATCATTAGATTTTTATATAGATACATTAGGAAATAATTATTTAACATATAAAATATGTGATACAGAACATATATATATATCTAGTATGACTGAATTAGTTAATTCTAAATATTTAAAAATAACTCATCCTTTATTAAGAACATCTATAATTAAGTATTGTAATGATAAAAATATTATCATTCATGAATATTAGTATAATATTTTTTATAATTATTTAATTTAATATTTATTAAATTAGATAAAAATATTATTATTAAATTAAAAAAATTGAATAAAAAATAATATTAAAAAAAAGATTCTTAGTATTAATAATGACATCAGAAAAACAGAAAGAAATTAATAAACTTATAGAATTATATTTTAATCAACCTAAAATATTGTATGAACATCTGTTTGCATCATATCATCAATTTGTTAATGAAATTATACCTTATTCTTTAATTCAAGAACAAAATTATTTCTATGAAAATATAGAAAAGGAATTAATATATCTTCATGGATTTAAATGTTCAGATATAAGAATAAAACCATCGACATTTGAAAATGATAATGAAATAAAATTTCCATCAGATGCTAGAAAAAATCATTTAAATTATTTTGCAACAATTGTTGTAGATATTCAACAATTTGTTGAAAAAATAGATGCAATAAGTGGTGAACGTACAATTAAATATATTAGTGAGATAGAAAAAAATACACCTGTTGCGAATATACCAATTATGGTTAAATCCAAATATTGTTCAACACATATAAAACAAGATTTAAAAGGCGAATGTAAATATGATCCAGGAGGATATTTTATAGTAAATGGTGCAGAAAAAGTAGTTATGTCTATTGAAAAAATGGTAGATAATAAAATTTTGGTTTTTACTAAGAAAGATCCATCTTATGACGAAGGTCTAGTATATATTGCACAAATAAATTCAAAAAAAAATGATTGGTCTGATAATTTACAAATATTAACTTTAAAAAATAAAAAAGATGGTGTATTATCAGTAAGTACATCATCTCAATTAGTTGATATACCTATATTCATACTTTTAAGAGCACTAGGTATAGAATCAGATAAAGATATCATTAGTTATATTGTATATGATTTAAGTGATACTAAAATGTTAAATTTATTAAGACCTTCAGTTATTAATTCATTAGACGAACATAATAATCCTATACGTTCAAAAGAAGAAGCAATGAAATATTTAATAGGTCGTTTAAAAAAAAATAAAAGAATTACACAAACTGATGAAGAAATTGCAAAAATCCAAAAAAAAATGTTATTAGAAAAAATATTTAAGCAAGATCTATTGCCACATTTAGGTGAAGATATACCTAAAAAAATAGTATTTTTAGGTTTGATTGTTAATAGATTACTTAATGTAATGTTAGGAAGACGTGATGTTGATGATCGTGATACATTACATAATAAAAGAATTGAACCACCTGGAATTTTATTGGGTCAATTATTTAGACAAAATTGGAAGAAAATGTTAAATGATGTAGGTAAACATTTTAAAAAGAAAAATCAATCAGATGAAAATCCAATAAATGTTATAAGTCAAATAAAACCTTCAATTATAGAGCAAGGTATAAAAACTGCATTATCTACAGGATTTTGGGGAATGAATAAAACTAAAGTAGGTGTAGCACAATCTTTACAAAGATTAAGTTGGGTACAAAGTATTTCATATTTAAGAAGAATATTATCACCATCTATGGAAGATGCTACAGCTAAAATTACTTCTATTCGACAGGTTAATTCAAATCAAATACATTTATTATGTTGTTTAACCGCTGATACTGAAATACAAATGGGAAATAAAATGGATATAAATTTAATTGACAAAATATCAAATGGCGAATGTGTAAATACTATTAATCCTGAAAATTTAATGCAAAATCCATCAAAAATTTATAATAAATTTTGTAAATATCCAAATAAATTATATCAAATAACTACAATAAGTGGAAGAACAATTAAAGCAACACCAGATCACCCATTTTTAATTAATTATAATGGTAAACCTCAATGGAGATTTTTAGAGGACTTAAAACTTGATGATAAAATAATAATCAAACATTGTGAAAAGTATATTGAAAATAATAATAATACTGATGATATTAGTGATGATATTCTTACTAAATTTAAAATTAAGAATAAATTAAATATTTTAGCTAGATTATATGGACATTTTAATAAAATTAATTATAATGATTATTTATATAGTTCAATAGGTTACACTGATATTTGCGATATTTTAAATGATATACATAATTTAGGATTTAATGATATATATTTTACTAAAAGTAATTCTAATACAAATTATAATTTTAAGATAATGAATACTAATAGTGATTTTATATATTTATTAAATTCATTAGGTTTTATGGAAAATACTATTCCTAGATGGATAATAAATGGATCAAAATTAGTAAAAAGAGAATTTTTATCATCATTACAAGGATATATAGCACAAAGTAATAATTATAAAAATTTTTATAATATCATAAATAATAATGAATTGAAATATGATATTGAATATATTAATTCAATATCACAATTATTTACTGAATTTAATATTCAAAATCAAATAATTAATAATCTATTAATAATAGATGAAAATAATGATAATATAATTAATTATTGTGATTATATTGGATATAGATATAATATGTATAAAACTCGATGTTCTGCTTTTTTAGTTGAATATTGTAAATGCATACAATTAAATAATTATAGTGATTCAATTGATAATTTTATAAAAGAAAATAAAATAAATAATTTAATTTCTGTAAAAATAAAAGAAATCAAAGAAATTAATCCTGAACCTGTTTATGATTTCACAACTGTATCTGATAATCATAGTTTTGTAGCAAATTCTTTCATTTCTTCGAATTGTATTGAAACACCAGAAGGTGCAAAAATTGGAATTGTTAAAAGTTTATCAATGATGGCATCTATAACAGTTCAAAATTTATCACAATTTGATATAATAACTAAAATATTAAAAAATAATAGTTATATTAAACATCCTTATGATATAGATCCGTTAACCATGTTACAATGTATTAAAATATTTGTAAATGGTAATTGGATTGGTGTATGTGAAATTAAACATTCACAATCTATTTATGAAGAATTAAAATTACATAGAAAAAATTTAAATATAGATAGAACTACTACAATAATATTTGATTATGATAATAAAGAAATTAAAATTTATTATGATGGTGGTAGATTATATCGGCCATTATTAATAGTCAATGATAATAAATTAAATATTACCTCAGATGTTATTAATGATATTAATAATGAAATGAGATTAACTGATAAATCTAAATCTTGGAAAAAAATATTATCTAAATATCCAAATTTAATTGAATATGAAGATATTGAATCTTTAAATTATTTATTAGTAGCAGATAGTGAAAGTAAATTAGATGAAATGATAGAAGCATCTAATCGGAAAATAGAATATACAGAAACTACAAAAATAAATCGTTATGGTGATTATCGTTGGATTAAATATACACACTGTGATTTTCATCAATGGGTAATGCTTGGTAGTATTGTATCTAATATTCCATTTTTAAATCATAATTATTCTAATAGAAATATTATTCATTTTTCTCAAGCTAAACAATCAATCGGTATATATTTATCATCTTATAAAGATAGAATGGATATATCACAAGTTTTATATCACCCTCATATTCCATTAGTAACAACTCAAGCAATGAAATATAATGGATGTTTAGATTTACCTTATGGTGAAAATGCTATAGTTGCAATTTGTTCATATACTGGATACAATCAAGAAGACTCTATCATATTTAATCAATCTGCTATTGATAGAGGAATATTTAGAGCAGATACACTTAAAAAATATAATAGTGAAATAATGAAAAATCCATCAACATCGCAAGATGATATATTTACAAAACCAGATAGGAATAAAGTTGCGAGTATGAAACAAGGTAATTATGAAAAATTAAATGAAAAAGGTTATATACCTGAAGAAACTATTATTAATCCAGAAGATATAATTATTGGTAAAATATCACCAATTCAACCAACAGGAAATAATAATAAAGTTTTTAAAGATAATTCAATAATTTTTAAATCAAATGTTCAAGGTGTTATAGATAGAATTCATACAGGTGTATATAATGCTGAAGGATATGAAATGTATAATATGAGAGTAAGAATGGAAAGAAAACCAATACCTGGAGATAAATTTACTAATTTTCATGGTGCTAAAGGTACAATAGGAATTATTTATCCTCAAAACGATATGCCATTTACAGAATCTGGTATTATACCTGATCTAATTTTAAATCCTCATGGTTATCCTTCAAGAATGTCAGTAGCACAATTTGTTGAAACAATTGCATCTAAAGAAGCAGCAGTTTCAGGACATTTTGTAGATGGTACACCATTTAATAATTATGATATTTCCCAAGCATCTGATATACTTAAAAAATTAGGTTATTCACAATATGGAACTGAAACAATGTATTGTGGTTTAACAGGGAGAAAAATGGACGCTCAAATATTTATTGGTCCATTATTTACAATCAGATTAAAACATATGGTTTTAGATAAAGTTCATGGACGTGCAAGAGGTCCTAGACAAGCTTTAACAAGACAACCATTAGAAGGCAGATCAAGGGATGGTGGTTTAAAAATAGGTGAAATGGAAAAAGATGCAATGGTTGCTCATGGTATAGGACAATTTTTAAAAGAAAGATTAATGGAAACCTCTGATATATCAAAAATTCATGTTTGTGATGATTGTGGTATGTTTGCTTCAAAAGTTATTGAAAAAGATTATTATAGATGTAAAGGATGCCATAATACAACAAGAATATCAGCTGTAGTAATTCCATATGCATGTAAATTATTATTTCAAGAACTAACTTCTGTTAATATTTTACCTAGAATTAGAACAGAAAAATCTATTTATGCAGATGAACTTTAATATTATTATATTTTAATTTATATTTCTCATATTTTTCTCTATAAATTTTATCTAAAATATTATCTAATGGTGAAAATATAAATTCATTTATATCTATTTTTATATCTTTAAATTCTGTCATATATTATATATAGAAATATTAAATAAAATTAATTTTATACACTTTTTATTAATAAATTATAATTTATTAATAAAAATTTATTTTTAAATATACTTGGAAAATTAACTATTCGTCATTATTTTGTTTTATTCTATTTTTTGTTCTTTTTAATGTTATTCTTTCTACAAAAGGTCTTGAATTAATTATTTGATCAGTAATAGATGTTGCTTTTATTGAATCACCTACTATATCTGTTAGTGTTTTTTGTATTAATTCTTTTTTAAGTGGTACCTGTGTTTTTGATATATTTCTTTTCAATTTTCCATCTATTACATCTATAGTTTTTTCATCAATCGCTTGTAAATAATTTAATATAAATTCTTCATTTGTTTTTTTGTCAGTATTCATTTTTTTCATTTTTTCTTTTATTTCTCTTAACATATCGTCAATTTCTAAATATTTTTTTACTGCTTGAATAAATTCTGGTGATACTTTTTTTTTTTCTGTTTTCGTCATATATATAAATGATATTTAAATCTTTATAAAAATTTAAATATCATTTAATAATATATTTTAAAAATTTATTTTCGTTTAAATAATAATTTTAAATTCTATAATTATTAAATTTAATAAAATATACTATTGAACTAAAAAATGAATAAATAAGGTTGTTCAACCAAAATCAAAGATTTTGGTTCAAGAACTAAACCCTTCGGGTTTAGTTGTTCACCTTTGTTATATTCAATTTATTTTGTTGTTATTAATTTGTTATATAATTTTTAGGAAAATTATCCAAAATTTCATAAAAAATTTTATTTAGTACGACAGAAAATCAATATTTAATAAATTTATATGTTATAATGATTTATAAAAAAATAGGTATATTTAAATGAGCATAGAAAAAAATACAAGTATTTTTTTCTATGCAAAGATAAATAATTTTTCATTTTTTATGAAATTTTTAATAATTTTCATAAAAATGGATGTATGTTTATCCATTAAATAATAATATATTTTTTGTATTTATATTAATAAAAAAATATAATGAATAACGTTTACTAAAACATTATGTTATTAAAAAATTATAATTTATTTTCCTATAAAAATAATATTTTTTATGAAAATTATAATTTATTTGATAAAAAATATTATTTTTATGAAAATGAATGTATGTAGAAATATTACACAATTAAGTAATTTTGTTAAAAACATATACATATTTTATCTAAATAACATTTTAAATATTCCATTATTATGAGTTGAATAATTGATATTATTTATTAAATATTTTTTCATGAAAATTATCAAAAATTTCATGAAAAATATAAGAATATGTATATTATTTTTTATGCCTATATTATCATATTCATTTTATAAAATTTATTTAGTGTATTTAAAAATAATACACCCATTATCAAAAATTTTATAATTTTGTAAGTAATAATAGTTTATTAAAAATAACTATATTTAATTATATTATTTATGAAATTTTTGATAATTTTCATAAAAATGTGTGTATTTAATAAATTTATATAATTTTTATAAAAATTGATGTATATTCAAGATATTGGTGTTCTATCAAAATTCTTATATTTATTTTTTAATAATTTTTATAAAATATTTAAATATTTTATAAATTAATAATATTATTTAAAGATTATAATTTTATTATTTAAATAATGACATCTGAAATAATTAAACAATTTAATGAAATCTTATCTTCATTTTTAATTCAATTAGGACCAAGGATTGGTTCTTGTTATAATGCTAAATTTGAACAAATAATTAAATACAATTCTATATTACCAATTGAACAATTTTTAGTTTATGCACTTCCATTAAGAGATAAAATTAAGAACAGAGATGAAACATATTTTATCGATAATGATAACCATAAAGAACATATTGCAGATGATGTAAATACATTAAATGAAATTTTAAGATTACAAAATATATATAGTGAATTAAATGAAGAATCAAAAAAAAATGTGTGGGATATACTGCAAGCAATGTTAATATTAGGCGAAGAATATATAATAATTAAAAATAAAAATATTTAATTAAAAAAAAAAATATAAAAATGATTATTATGAATAATAGATTGACTTTAATTAATAATTTAGTTGATGATATTGTAAAAAATGATATAATATATGATATTAAAACCAAATATAATGAAGAATTAGATGAATATGAATATATTGATACAATACAAAAATTTTCATTATTATCATTAAAAGGATCATTAAAATATGTAAATAAATATGATGGTAAACTTAGATATGGTGGATTATTAATAAAAATATATTTTTACAACAATAAATATTATGCTCTAATAAAAAAAAATAATGGTAAAAAATATAAAATATCATTTAACTCAAATTATATATTTTATCTTAAAAATAAAAATGATATTTTAAAAAAATATTTAGAATGTTTTATTTCAGATTATAATAATGGTTTATATGAATTAATATAATTTTTTTATAATCTTATAATATATACATATGGAAAGAATGCAAACTATGTCACCATACAATTTCAATGATGATCTAAATTTATCAGAATCAATAGAACCTACACATTCTAATTTTAATCCATCTTTAAATAATAATTATCAAGTTATGTCTATTGGACTGCATCCACAAGTTCCTACTGAAATGCCAATACCAAATAATAATTATATCGCTATGCCAACTCAAAAACCAACTCAAAAACCAAATAAACAACCTCAATATAATAATGTGTCAAATCTAATGGGTATGCCAATGCAAAAACCAACACAAATGCCAATGCAAATAACAAATATTGATGATAATTCTGATATAGAATCAAATGTAGAAACAAATGCAGAATCTAATTTATCAAAATTAAATACAAATATGTTAGAAAATAATAATTCAATAATAAATTTATTAAATTTTAATGATAAAAATAATAAATCAAGTATTATAAATAAATTTAATGATTTTTATTCATTATTAACAAAAGTGAACACTAATGAACATTTTATGAATAATGATGAACTTAATAATCAAATAAATCAATTTATAAGTACGTATGATGATTATAAAATAAATAAATTACCAAATAATATTCAGAATGAAGAATATTTTTTATATCAATTAACAACAAAATTTAAATTAAATAATGCAGATAATATTAAAAAATATTATAATGTTATAATAAATTTAAATAAATTAGCTAGTGATTTAAATAAAAATGAAATACAAGATAGAAATTATGTATTAGCAAATATTATATATATTATAGATGGTTTACTTTTTATTTATAATAAATTTAAACCAACAAATAATATTATTATGCTTGATCAGTATATATTGCCTATTTATACTGCTATCAAAAATACATTATATTTATATATTTATGATTCAAATAACCCAAAAAATATTCAATATATTTCAACTTATTTTAAACAAAATAATGAAAATAATGTTATAGAAAACAAATTTAATTTATCAAATAATCAAAATTTAGATTCAGTATCTTTAGTATATATTATTATAGGTTGTATAATAGGAATATTAATTACTTTAGGATTTTATAAACTAATAAAAAAGAAATAGTTAAAATAAATACACCCATTTTTATAATAATTATTACTTTAAAAAATTATATAATTTTATTAAATATTATTTTTAAATACATGATTGCGATAAATCTTCTATTTACCGCAATCTTTATATAGAAAATATTTGATTTTCTGTCGTTCTAAATAAATTTTATAAAATGAAATTTTTGATAATTTTCATAAAAATAAGTGTATTTATTAAATATTATTATAGTTTTATAATAATATTTAATAGAAATATATTACATTAATTCTAACCATTTTTCTGCAATCATATTCCAATTTATTAAAGTTTTTGAATTTTTAAAACTATTTCTAATATTCTCAATTAATATTTCATCATTCATTTTATTAATTATATCAAGTGTAATTAAATTACATAATTCATCATTATTTGGGTCCCAATTATAATGTAATCCATCTCTTTCACTAAAAACACCAAAATTTGAAATAATAGGGATACACCCAGTAACTAAACTTTCTTTTATACTAATGCAATCAATCTCAGCTATACAATTATTAATATATAAATGAAATGATGATAAATATTTTTCTCTAGTTATTATTTCTTGAGACTGTCTCCCGTGATCCATTACACCAGGTAATGATAATAACATTTTCATTATTACTTTAAAATTATTATCTGTTATATAATCCATACCATAATAAACATGTAATTCAGCTCTTGGTTCCTTTGAATAAATTAATGGCCATATTTTCGTTAATATAATATCTAAACCTCTATCATAACTACTACAATAACAAAATCTATATGGATTTCTAATAGCATTATATTTATTATCTAAAAATTTATCAATTCTTACACCATTATTTATAATTTTAACTTTATTTGAATAATTATTTTCAATATTTTTTTTCTTAAGAAATTCTATAAAACTTTCATAATGATAATTACTTTTAAGATTTATATAATTAATTTTATCAAAAAATTTTTTTAAATCTGATGGATTTAAATCATCTATTATAAAAAAATTATCATGGAAATCTAAAATAATATTTTTTGCTTTAAAATTATTATTAAATAATAATATCATTCCAGTTTTTCTCCAAACAATTAATGTTTTTAATTTTTTTTCAAATGGAAATTTAGTCCAATGTATATAATCAACATTATTAATATTTTCATTTTGTTTTATAAAATTACCATAAACAACTACAGATTTTCCTAATTTAGCCCAATTTTCAGCTAAATTAATTATTGCTTGCTCTGATCCACCCAAATTATTATCAGATGGATTCCATACTACACCTAAACCACCTGTAAAATATGTAATATCATAATTATGATCATTTTCATTTATGAATATATTTTTATATAAGTCTATATAATTTTCACTATTTTTACTTTCTAATTTTATAATAAAATCAATAAATATATTATCTATTTTATTTATATTATCTGATAATTTAACTGAATCAATTGAATTTAATAGTGTTAAATATTTAGGAAAAAATTTATTTTCATTATGAATTATTTTTATCATTAATTTTTCTGCTGTTAAAATAGATATATTTAAATTATTTGCATTCTTTCGATAAGCATAAATATCTGTAACACCTTCTAATTTACATGCTTTATCTATAATAATATCATAAACATATAATGTATTACATATAGCTTTATAATTATCTGAAAGTTTATCCACGCAATGTTCAATATATGTTGATAAATAAAAATCATCATTATTCATAATTATTATTAAATCAGATATAGAGTTATTAATTCCATAATTAATTAACTTTTCACTATTATTATTTAACATATCATCTATATATTCTTTCACGTATGGTAAATATCTAATAGTAATATTATTGTTAAAACTATTTTCATTTATAAAATTTGTAATATAATCTTTATGAATATCTGCTTCACTTTCTGTTTTAGATCCTTCTATAATTATCCATTCTTTTATACTTTTATATTTTTGATTTTTTATTAAAGTTAATAGAATTTTAAGACAATCAAATCTATGAAGATGACTAATCGTAATAATTGATACATTTTCCATTATTATAGTTATAACATAAAAATATCTTTATAAAGATTATTTTATAATAAAATTAATATGAATGCAAAAATAGATGTATATGTTATTAATTTAAAATCACGTAAAGATAGATATATTTATATTAAAAATTATTTAGAAAAATATGATTTTTTAAATGTTACTTTTTATGAAGGTATAGAACATAATGAAGGATGGAAAGGTTGTACCTTGTCTCATTTATCATTAATAAAATATGCTTGTTTAAATAATTTACCATATATTATTGTAATTGAAGATGATTTTGAATGTTTATTAAATGACAATGAATTTAAAGAATTACTAGAATATGTAATAAATCTAAAAGATGTTTACATATTTAATGGGATTCCAAGTTATACTAATCAATTAAAAAAATATAAATATAATGATGATAATTATTTGTTAATTAAAGGTGCATATTCAAGTGCATTTATGATATACTATCAAAAATCATATGAAATATATAAATCATTAGTAGATTTACATCCTATAGATGTACTCAATCAAATTCTATTTAAACAATTAATTTATAAAAAACAATTAGGAACACAAATACCTAGTATATCATCTGTATCCAATGAATATAGTAATCATCAAATACATTATAAATATGTATATGATGTGCTTAACACAATTGAATATTCTGATTAATTATACACCTATTTTCTGTCTTAATATTGTGATAAATCGTACACTTAATCATAAATATTATTTATTAAATACACTCATTTTCATGAAAATTATCAAATATTAATTAGTACGACAGGAAATTAAAGATTTTCTGTCTAAAAATTATGATAAATCTTCAATTTATTATAATCATGTATTTAATAAATTAATATAATTTTCTGAGTAATAATTATATTAATTTATTAAATAATTTTTAATAAAAATGTGTGTATTATTTTTAAATATACTTTACATATACATATTTTATAAAATGCGTATATGTGTATTATACACCAACTTTTATAAAACTTCATAAAAAATGAAAAATTATTTATCTTTAATAAATAATTTTTTAATAAAATAATTATATACATTTATTAAATTTTATTTTTATATACACTAAAAAATATTTATAAAATGAATACGGTAAATAGTATTCATTTTATTAAATTTTAAGTTTCATAAAAATGAGTGTATTATATAAGAATATTTTTCAATAATTTATAATTAATAATAAAAAATAATTCATAAAATATAAATAAAGTATTTAGTAATATTATTATATATATATATTAATAATGTCTAGAAATATATTAGGAGGTTACAATAATATTATTAATGATTTGAAAATTCAAAATAATGATATTATCAAACAAAGTTCAATAAATAAAAATAATATAACTAGTGTATTAAGTAATTCATTTGAAACAGTAAATATAAATACAAATTGGCAACTTGGAGCTAATTTAAATAAGTTCTTTACTATATCTAAAATAAATGGTGAAAATAATATTTTTTGTATAGATTTAGATGAAAATATCGGAATACATAATAATAAACCTAAATATAATTTAGATATTTACGGTACAACTAATATAAGTGGTAATACAAGTATTGATGGATATGTGAAAATTAATAATGATGCGGAAATAAATGGTAATACAAAAATAGTAGGTTCATTAAATATTTCCGGCAATACTTATATTTTAAATGATTTATATGTTCAAGGTAATGTTGTATTTTATACTTCAGTAACTATGTTACAAACTATTGATTATGATAGTATAATAGTATCTAATTTATTAGAAGTAAGTGGCCAGAGTAAACTACATGGAAATGTAACAATATATAAAAATATTACAATATTCGGACAGATTAGTGCATCAAGTACATTAGTCAATGATACAATAATTAGAAATTCGTTATATGTAAATAATATATTTTGTTATAATACAGAACGATCTATTATAAATATGAATGCTAATATAATTAATTTAAATAATTCTAATTTATATACTAATAAATTAAATATTACTGATAAAATATTAACATTAAATTCAATTAATATAAATTCAGATTATTTAACAAATGATGATGGTAGTAATTGTGGATTTAAAATTGCAGCAAATAATAATACTGAATATGGATATATTATGACTAATAATACTTCAACTGATTATTTAATAAAAGCACCTAAAAATAAAAATAATAATATAATTGCAACATTTGATATTAATTATAATTTATATGTTACAGGGACAGGTACTTTTAATAATAATGTAACAATTAACTCGTTATTAAATGTTTCAGGTTATACTTTATTAAATAATAAAGTATCTATAAATTCTTTATTAAATATTTCCGGTATAAGTATATTTAATAATAATGTATCTATAAATTCTTTATTAAATGTTTCAGGTTATACTTTATTAAATAATAATGTATCTATAAATTCTTTATTAAATGTTTCAGGTTATACTTTATTAAATAATAATGTATCTATAAATTCTTTATTAAATATTTCTGGTTTTAGTATATTTAATAATAATGTATCTATAAATTCTTTATTAAATATTTCAGGTTTTAGTATATTTAATAATAATGTATCTATAAATTCTTTATTAAATATTTCAGGTTTTAGTATATTTAATAATAATGTATCTATAAATTCTTTATTAAATATTTCCGGTTTTAGTATATTT